ATAACTCTTTAACCGTAACGGTCCAGCAGGGGCAAACCCCCTACAAAGTCTTACGACGGAACTCTAGTTGTTAAACCAACCAGGGTCCAAAGTCATACCATCCGTGAATATGACTTCGTGTTTCTTTTGGATACGTCGCGTCCCTCAGGTCGTGATGACCCAGGAGTGGTTCTTCTGAACCAATAACCGATAGCATGGTGACATAGCCACCATGCCAATCTCTCATACCCTGTTTAACAGGGTGCCGCGTTATGCATTTATAGACTACTCCTTCCCATCCTTCCCTCCTTCCGGAGGGTCGTTTGAGAGAGGGGCGGGCCTCGTCCCAGTTAGAGACGAAGCCGGAGTCTCCAACGCCTTCGGGGATTCTAAATTCCCGAAAGCGTGGGTGAACCCGACCATAAAGGTACTGCCAAGCAGCCAGAAAGCGACTGTCACAACCGTAATTAAAACTACGGCGATGACTATACCTCCTGATACTGTTAGCCAGTTTAAAAATGCTTTCGACATTTGAGATGTTTTCCTTAAGGAAAACAGGTCTGACGTCTATACCTGAGAAATAATCTTTTCCGCAAGATTCCCTGAATGGTCCCTCAAAGAAACTCTTTGAGGAATTTACACGGAACCCCGCGAAACTGATTACTGCTGACACAGACTCATAGTGTTCAGTCGGAACGATAATATCGTCACCGTAAACATTTAAAGTCTGCCCTTGACCACCAATTTCTAAGCACGCTTTACAGAGTGCCCAGAAAATCAAACTTTCTAATTCGAAAGTGCACGCATTCCCCATTGAGGAGAATTTGTGGTAGTAAATCCAGCGCTTCTCCTTACGGAGATAGCCCTGTTTACTACGAATGGCGTCAAGGAGGGAGAACCATCGCTCCGGGAGGAGATAGCGCACTAACTCTTGTGAGATTGTGTCGCTAGCTCCACTCAGATCGATGGTAGCTAGGCTTCCATTACTGGAACCTTCTCTTGCCAGTCTCTGGTTAACCGTCTGATCCTTAAGATCAATACCGGCCTTCCAGCGCAATAACCTTCGGATTTCGGACCCAAAGCCCTTCTGTAAATATGAATTCACAGTTGGTTCTTTGGCGATGATCCTGTGTGTTTTTGCGTTCTTAGGTACGAACACGATCTCATTGCCTCTTACCACGTTAAACGCAGACCTTGTAAGGTGAACGTTCACGCTCGGGGTTTCGTCAGTTTGTAACTGACAATTGACCCAGGCGGGAATACTGTTTACACAGCAATGTCCCATAATGAGAGAATTACTCGTGACATCAAGTCTACTTTGAAACTTGATGTACGCGGAGGTTAAGGACCCTGAAGCACTTGTGTTAGCTCCTGGACCCCATCCAAAACCTTGTGCAATAGACTCAAGGTTCGGAACGCCAAGTACGTGAGAAATTTTTCGTTTCGCTAACCGGAAAATCCGGCGCATTAACGGGTCCCATAAGGATGGGTCCTCTCTCATACTTGCGAATCGAACATTAGTCCTTTTGCACATCTCCTCGTACTCGTGAAACGAATCAGTCGCAGTTTTCTCCGGATCCAGTTCCTCGTGAGAGAAATTAGGATACTTAGATAAGAACTTAGACACCAAATAATCATCAGCAAACCGCGAGGCTTTCTGATAATTAAGCGGATTGACCTCCAAAGAAACTAGTTGCTTGTACTCCTTCTCACGATAGAGTAGCCAAGCAGCCAGGCTCCTTGGGGAATCAATCGATTCACACAAGTGCAAGAAGACCATCGACAAAGTCTCTTTCGAGACAGCACGAGACACAGGTTTTAAACCATGTGCAATTTCATGTTTATACATGAAAACCTTTCATTAGTTATCTAAAGAAAGGGGCGAACCATTGATCCTGTCATTAATGACAAGAAGAATGGCTAGCGCCAATCAGTGAACGTCAGGAACCTGTTAGGTTATTACCAGACCAGGTCCAAGTCTTTCACTTGGTTGGTGACGATGGCCTCATTGATCAGATCACGCATTTGCGTGAGAAGGTCGTTCCGCTCTTGCGTCGTCGCGCGTTCGTGAGCCACGAACGTCAACGTTGCAAGATTGGTATGGTCCACCGTCGGCACAGGTTGGATACCCGTAGCCGTGCTTGGCGATGTTTGCGCGAGGATGGGACTCTCGAGCTTCCACGACATGTTATATGTCGGAGTGCCCTTCTTCGGTGACCGCTGAACAAGAGTCAGTCGGGACTGGCCGGCCGCAATTCCTTGCGTACGATCGATCCAGAGCAGGACTCCGTCATTGGTAGTTACCGGGTTGAAGGTATGGTTGACGGGCGTTGTCGCCGCGTCGGTGAGTACGATATTGGCACGGATGGCCATAGTTATCTGCCTTGTGGGTTAAAAAACAGCATCAGGATTATTCCTGAAGCCGACTGTTCAAGTCCGGAGATTCCGGTTTGATCCGGGACTTCCAGTCAAGAACAGATTTGACAGCAAAGAGATAGCACTTAAGCCATGCGCAATGCTGCGTGGGTCTTTCAATGAAGGCATAGTTGGATTCGGAAACGAGTTAAGAACAGTTCTCGTTAAGAGGAACTGTTCATTCACTTTAGTCGCCGATCCACTACACACCATTGATGAGCCCACCCCGTTCCAAGCATACGGTATACCGTTTGCGTAGACCGTAGTAGTTGCGGTAGCCTTCGTATGCCTTGTTCTAACTCCTCCATGAAAGAGGAGGCCAACGGTACTGGTGAGGTTCCGTATGGCATCACCGACTGGAATAAACCAGTCGACGACAAAAGAAAAGGGTATCAGTTCCCATGCTACTTCTAAGGGATTCAAAACCCCAAAGTTGTTTAAAGCGTTGAGAACTGACTCGGGCTTATAATAGTTAACAATCAGCCTTTCCTTTCGGTTTTCTATGCGTTGAAAGCGCACATCATAACCGTTAGCTTTGCTGGTAACGTTAACTTCTGGATTCTCGAAGGCTGCAGTTGCGATAACACTAAGAAGGACGTTTTGACGTTCCACACAATGTTTAGCAACAGCTTTCATCGAGTCATTAACCTCCATTAAAAGAGGTTTCCAGCCGTAACTATACTCCAACCACGTGTCCGCCATGAATTTTTGGAATTCCTGGCGTTGACCGTACTTAGTTAATGCGCGTTGTTCTTGATAGGAATTAGATCTGAAAGTAGCCTCCATATGACCGTTCCGAGGATCGTTCATGTGGAGATCATACAAGACCTTCTTCTTCTTTCGACCGAAGCGCACTTCCTGTTTGTACGTGGCAGTTATGCCAAGAGCACGGGTGAAGTCACCAAACCTGCACTTACGGAGGGCTCGAAGAGCCTCAGCAAGCCTCGTAGCAGTCTTGGCTACGTGATTAGCGGTTTTATGAGCTTCGGCCAAAGTTACGAGCAGAGAACTTGATTGGTTCTCATTCGCTAACTTCGACAAAAGCTTATTATCGACCTCACGGGAGAGATCGCCGCCTTTCCAGGTAGAGTTCGATGGACCAGGATCAGGCCAGTAACCTGCTTGAAAGAAGCAGTCAACAGCCCAAGACTTGGTATAGACAGTCGTCCGACTTGGCTGACCAGAAACCGGAGTAATACCACGTTCGATGAAGCTTTCGCTTTCAGCTTTGTGGCGTTCCAACGTTTTCGAGTAGTTATGTCTTATGACTGACCTCTGCCTCTTATTGAGTTGTTTCCAACCCGAGGCTGAGATCGAACTGATCGTCAGTTTATCGATGTACTTCAACGTCGTCAGGAAGTTACCCATATTAACGACATTTCCATTCCACTCGGTGTAATACCAAGGGTTTGGTCCCGTACGCGTAATATTGTAACTTTGCGCTGGCATTAAAGTGCTCCTTAGCTGATGATAGACAATTGAACGTTCCTTATGGAACATTTCCCGCCGAACTTTCGGTTAGGGAAAGAAATCCCCCCCTGACTCAAAGGGGCTACACTTTCGATACCTTAACACATCTTAACAATGTGCCAAGCTAAGAGCCGGCAAGTTTTACTTGTTGACTCTTGAAGCATTCTTGTCTCAATTTGGAAAGAATGATTTTGTTCGTATCCAAGGCTTGCTGTCGCTCTCGCGCAGTAAGCCATGTGCACGGCAATACCAATCTTCCTAGTGAGACATTTCTGCTCGTATTCGGAAAGGCCATCACTGAACTCGCTCTTGCGAGCATCAGATGACAGCAGACGATGCACATTAAATGCATTCACTGATGCCCTCTTATTGCCGCATTTCATCTTTCTCTCAACGAAGAACTTACGTTCATTCGGGTAGAGAGGGATGAGCTCGATACAAATACGAACGATCTCTCCCCCGTTGGGGAAGAAGTCGTCGTTGTCGAGATAAAAGAACTGATTCATGATGAAATTTCCTAAAAGTGGAGTCCCCCGAGAGTGGGGG